GGGCGAAGTTGAAGGCGCAGGTCGAGGCGCATTTGCCGAAGGCTGACGCACCGAAGGATGTCGCGCTGTGAGCGCGCTAACGGGCGCAACGCGCAGCCGCACAATCTGGCTCAATGTCATCATCGCGATGCTTGCGGGGCTCGAGCTCGCGGGCGCGCATCTCACAACGCTACTCGGCCCGCAGGTCGCTGCGGCGATCCTGCTCGCAAGCGCGGTCGCGAACATGGCGCTGCGGGCCGTCACCACGATGCCACTCTCGGAGAGATAAAATGGAAAACGCGCAGACGCTCTTCAACCTCGCGGTCGCCGTCGCAGGATTCTTTGGCGGCTGGTCGCTTTCGCAGCTGACGCGCACGATCAATCAGATTGACCAGGACGTGCGCAAGATGCCTTTGACCTACGTCACCCGCGTCGACTACCGCAGTGACATCGACGACATCAAAAAGATGCTGTCAAAGATCAGCGATAAACTTGACGGCAAGGCCGACAAATGATGCCTCGGCTCGTCGACGTCGGCATCGCAGCAATCATCATTGGGGTAGGGTATGCGGCAGGTCACTACGTTATGGAGCAGGCGCGCGAAGAGGGCCGAAGTGAGGTTCGCGCAGAAGTTACGCGACTCGAAGACGCTCTTGCCGGCGAACGTGCTGATCGGGCGCGTGCTGAAGCGGCTGAGGGTGCCTACCGAGCCGAAATGGCTGCTCTTGCCGCTCGGCGTCCTGCTGCTAATCCTGTGCGGCTGTGCGTCAGCCCCACGCCCGTGCCCACCCGCGATCCCGCCCGCGGAGCTGATGATCCCGCCGCCGCCGCCAGGCTCGATGACGACAGACCTGGAGGCGATCCTGCGCCGGGGCCAGACATCGGGCCCGAGCTCTACGCGCTTGCCGCGTCCTGCGACGCAGAAATAGCGCGGCTGCGAGCGCTGCAGGGTTGGGTGCGAGATGACGTTCGATGAGGCCTTCAACGCGCTGCTGCAACACGAGGGTGGGTTTAGCAACCACGACGCTGACCCGGGTGGTGCGACACGGTTCGGCATCACCGAGGCTGTAGCGCGCGCAGAAGGCTTTACAGGCGACATGCGCGAGTACCCTATCGCTGAGGCACGGCGGGTGTACCGTCGCCTGTATTGGGACGTGATGCGGCTAGACGAGGTGCCTGCCGACCTGCGGTTTGTGCTCTTCGACGCCGCAGTCAACTCGGGTGTCACGCAGGCGACACGCTGGTGCCAGACGCTCTGTGGTACAAGGCGCGACGGCCGGATGGGCCCAGCGACACTGCAGGCACTGCAGACGGTGGATTTGGGGCGTTTTCTGGGGCGTTTCGCAGGGCAGCGTTTGAAGTTTATGACGGAGTTGCCCACGTGGCCGACCTTTGGGCGCGGCTGGGCGCGCCGAATCGCCGACAACTTGCTGAGGTGAATATGCGCACAGGCATCCCAAAGGCATTTCAACTCGCGGGTCACACAGTGACGGTGCGCAGCGTGCCCGCCAAGCGCTGGCCGCACGGTGAGGAGACGGTCGGCATCTGGCTGCCAGGTGACTACCGCATCGAGATCGTCGGCAGCGCCCGTGGCACCAACCGTCAGCAGATTTTTTGTCACGAGCTTGTGCACGCGATGCTTGAGGTCTCGGGGCATTCAGATTTAAGCAGCGATGAGGCGTTTGTGGATCGACTCGGTCACCTGCTGCAGCAGGTGCTCACAACAATGGAGTTTGCCGATGGACACGCGAGCGGAAAAAAGCAAGCCAGTGAGTGACGTCGAATTCATTGAGCTCTGGCGCGCACTGCAAAGCACGGTGCGCGTCGCCGAGCGACTCGGCATCTCCGAGCGCGCAGTGCAATCCCGAAGGCGTCGCATGGAGGCTCGGCACAACATCGAGCTCGCTATAAACGACCCGCGGTTCCTAGGCACTGGCAGCCCGAGTGAGCGCGGCCGGCGCATCAGCGCAGGCGCCGCCGAGCGCGCGCGCAAGTACGAGCGCGATATCCCGCTCGAGGTGACCGACGGCGTGGTCGTCATCGGGAGCGACGCGCACTATTGGCCTCTCATTGTCACGACCGCCCACCAGGCATTCTGTTCGCTCGTGAAGGAGCTGCAGCCCGTGGCGGTGATTCTCAACGGCGACATTTTGGACGGTGCGCGCATCAGCCGGCACGCGCGGATCATGTGGGAACAGCAACCGACGCTAAAGGATGAGGTGGCGGCGGTGCAGGATCGCTGCGCCGAGATTGAGCGGGCCGCGGGCAGCGCGCAATTGATACGATCCATCGGCAACCACGACGCGAGGTTTGAGACATACCTCAGCGCCAATGCGCCCGACTTCGAGGAAATGACGGGCAGCACGCTGCTCGATTATTTGCCGCGATGGCGCGCCAGTTACGCCATCCACATTAACCCGGCGCAGCCCGGCTGGACGACCGTGCGGCATCGTCCCGTCAGCGGCGGTATCCACGCGGCCTACAACTCAACGCTGCGATCCGGCGTGAACTATGTGCATGGGCACTTGCACAAATTGCAGGTGACGCCCTGGGGTGATTACAGGGGCAGGCGGTTCGGCGTCGACACCGGCACGATGGCCGAGCCGCAGGGGCCGCAGTTCACGTACACCGAGGCAGGGCCGCTCAACTGGGCGTCGGGGTTTGCCGTGTTGACATTCCACAAAGGTGCATTGCTCGAACCCGAGCTCTGCGTCGTGACGGGCGGCACCGCGTATTTCCGTGGAAAATCCATCTGACTGCCGCACCTGCTTTTGGTCGGCGGCGTTGACGCGTGAGGATGCGGTGCTCTGGTGCGCGCACGAGCGTTGGCACGGCTGGCACGCGACGCCGGCCTGTCGCGGCGACGGTTACCGACTCGACGACACGCTCACCGACGCTGGTGCGCGAGTTCCGTCTCCAGCGCCTTGATTTCTTTCTCGATGCACTCGGCCTGGTGCCAGAGCCCCGCGGCGCGGATAGCGACCAGCGCGCTCTGTACCTGCTGCCGCTGCGTCTGACCGTACGCCCACGGCGCTGCGGCCATTTCGTTACCCCACGCACCCGGCGGGCTGATGTCGTCAATCTCGAATGTTTTCACGTGGAACCTTCCGTCGTGTAATTGTCGCTCGGGGATCGCCAGCCACGCGGCACCTCGCCCTCGATCCAGCTCGGGTCGGCCCAGAGCAGGCGGTTGTTGGGGTACGCCACCCACTGCCCGGCGTCGAGCGCGATGATGTGGTGGTCTTTAGATTGGTTGCTAATTTCCGACCAGCCTCCGTCGGCCCAGAACACTGAGAAGAGATACCGCCCCGGGCGCTTGACGTTGTCGCGGCCGATTGCCTCGACGCGATGGTTGCGCAGGAACGGGACTTCGAGCGCTTGGCAGTGCCGGCTGAACGAATCCCACCAGCAGGCGAGGCGCAGCGGCAGTGGGTCGCACGGGCGAGCGCAGAGGGCATGGATCGGAATCCGTGCCCACTGCGCCCCCGTCGCGGTCATTACCTGAAACATCGGCACGCGCATGGGTTCTGCTCTGAACCCGAACACCGTCACCTCGGTGAACTCGTTATGCCCCTGCTTCTGATCAAACAGGAACTCGTCGCGGACAAGGGCTGGGGTGTAAGGCGTGCCGACCCAAAACATCAGTCCTCCGAGCTCTCGATGAGCTTCTCGATCGCGTCGCGGATGTCACCCCACGACTCGGTCGAAAAAGCCACGGCGCCCTCGTCCATCCCCTCCGGTTGGGAGATACGAATCTGCTGGACGCCGTCTTCGACCTCCAACTCCACCCGCGTCACGTTTTCACCGTCGACGAGATTGTCTCCCGCCCCAAGTACTGTCACCTGCGTAATCAATGTCTTGCTCACTGTCGTCTCCTCTGGTTGCTGACTTCACTCTCACACACTGCCAACCCGGCGGTTGGCCTGGATCGTCCGAAACACATCGAGCGTGATGCGCTCGGTATCTCTCTTGTTGGCTACGAAATGATACGCCTGCACCGCCGCGACGTACGCCTCATGCGCCATCACTGTCCGCTCGTGCTGCACGCTTGCGGCTTGACGCTCAGCAACCGTGCCCTCCGAGAGACCGAACACCGCCTCGCGCGTGCGCTTGAACCTAAACTCCGCGCGTTCCATCTCTCCTCGCAGGTTCGCAGCCGACTCGTCGGTGTCGACCAAAAACCTCAACGCCTTTTCTGCCCGCTCCTCAGAGACCATAGGCCCGCCACTCGTCCGCGTACTCGACGTCCTGCATGCCCTCAAACCACGGCCCGCCGCGCGTCATATGGACGCCGACGGGATCGGCGCACTGCTCGCGCGTGTTCCAGCCTTCGAGGTAATTGAAGCGCACCGGCAACTCTCCAATCGACTCGTCCTTCAACCACTGCAGCTGGTGCAAGTAGAGCCCGCTCGCGCTGTTCACGAGCTCCGGCGTCAGCACGCGCAGCTGTGGATGGCTACAAGCGAAGAGCATAAGGCTCGACCAGGCTTTCCGTGGGTACTGCGTCTGCGTTTTTCCGTCCATCTTTTGTGTTTCGATAGGTCGGTAATCGTGTTTAACTACCGACACTGCGACGTTTGGATCAGCGTACTGCATCACTTGCATCACGTCGCCCCGCCAGAGGAAGTCGCAGTCTATAAACAAGGCATGTCCGCGCCATTCTGCCAAGAACGGCGTCAGAAAGCGCGTGAACGCAAACTCGGTGCTGGCGAGCGGGTCGGGCTCCCGCCAGTACCAGTTGAAGGCGCGCAGCTCTGCCTGGTCGATAAGCGCCACCTCGATGGGCGCCGAGGCGTGACGCAGCAATGACTGCTCGCACACCTCGGCCGCCCGATGCTCGCGTGGATCGTAACCGATGAACACCCTCAAAACGGCATGTCCGGCAGCGCCCAATTCTTCTCGGTCATCACGGGCTTGCCGTTGCCGACGGCGTTACCCGAGGGCTTGACCTCGAACTTGAGGCTGAGGAACTTATCGCCCGTTTTCTTGCTGGCCTTGATCCACCCGCTGACCGAAAAGTCTTGACCGTTGATAGTGGCGCTGCCCCGGTAATCGGGCCGCGCCTCGTTGTCGCCTTTGTCGTTGCGGAACAGGACGCCTCGCATGTTTTGGTCGTAATTCACTGTAATTTCTCCAATTTTTCCAATTTGTTGTGCATTTCCGCGAGAAATCGCGTCACCTCGTCCTCGAGCTGCCGGATTCGGCCGTCATTTCGCGGCACTCGGATCACGACGAGCTGCAGATGCTCGCTCAACCGAGGGTCGAACGACACGTAGTCGCACCACGCCGCGCCAGTACACGCCATCTGCCACTGCATCTGCGTCAAATGCCGATCACTAATCGAGTCGACCGAGCGATCTGACAGCAGCGTGTCGAGGTGCGTCGAGGTGTTCGGGCACTTGATCTCCACAAGGCCGTCGAGCACGACGCCGTCTGGCGAGGCACCAGAGCCGTCGATGGTCGGGTGCGATACGAAGCCCACCTCCTCAACCAAAAGGCCCG